ATAAAATTACTCGTGATGAAATTAAAAATGCAGTGGAGAGCTTGATGTTGGAACTAGTTGGTCAACGTGCATTGTATGATTACATTGTGGTCTGCGATGAAAGTAACAATACTCCGTCTAGAATCGATAGAAACGAGTTGTATGTTGATGTGGCCATTGAACCGGTCAAAGCAGTTGAATTCATCTACATTCCATTACGCCTAAAGAACACGGGCGAAATAGCAGGTCTATAAGATGATAAATATCAATAACGGAGCATACTAATATGGCAATCGCAACACTATCAAAATTCACAGTACCCCTAGCTAGCGACGCAAGTGCATCAGCTCAGGGCATGTTGATGCCAAAGCTAAAATATCGCTTTAGAGTGATGTTTGAAAACTTTGGTGTTTCAACTCCAACAACAGAACTAACTAAACAGGTACAAAGTGCGGCTAGACCAAACGTTGCCTTTGCAAACCAAATTATTGAAATCTACAACAGTAAGATTAACTATGCTGGTAAAGCTACATGGAGTCCAATTGCAGTTGTGCTACGTGACGATGTAACAGGCGCAGTAAGCAAACTGGTTGGTGAACAATTACAGAAACAGTTTGATTTCTTTGAACAAAGTTCAGCGGCTTCTGGTGTTGACTATAAGTTTACAACACGTATAGAAATGTTAGACGGCGGTAACGGTGCCAACACTCCTACAATATTAGAAACATGGGAGTGCTATGGTTGTTATCTAGTTACTGCTAACTATCAAAGCATTGCATATGGTGAACAAACTCCGGCAACAATTGACCTCAGCATCCAGTATGATAATGCAATCCAAAGCCCACAAGGTACAGGTGTTGGATCAGTTGTTGGTAGAACTATTAATACCCTGGCAACTGGCGCAGGACGCTAATAAAAAGGCTGGCAACAGCCTTTTTTAACGACTGAAAGTTATGTACGCAGTTTATTTTATTCAATAAATAAAGTATGGCCAGTAAAGATAATAGTTTTTTAGACCAACTAGTAAATGGTCTTGGTAATCCCAAAGGAAACTTGGGGTCGTGGCAACACGCCGCAAGAACTTTTCAGGATGATTATTTTAGGCTTGCACCCAAGTCTAAATTCCTATACCATGTGTTTTTTGACATTAATACCAGTGCGTTAAAATCAGGAAACTTAAAATTCCAACACCAAAATGAAATTGGCTTGTTGGTCAAAAGTGTTGATTTACCCAAGTTTACATTAAAGACCACAACGCTAAATCAATACAATAGAAAAAAAGTTGTTACACTGGATCATGATTTTATGCCAATCAACATTAAATTTCATGATGATAGAGCGCACATTATAAACACACTTTGGCAAAGTTACTACAGTTATTATTTTGCAGATCCAAGTAGTTCAAAAACGCCAGGCGCTTATTCTAGAACCGCAATGAAAAGCGCCAGCTACATCAAAACAAAATACGGTTTAGATAATAATGTTTCAATACCATTTTTTAATAAAATTGTTCTGTATCAATTAAACAAAAGAGAATATGTTAGCTATACACTGGTTAACCCAGTGATTACAGCATTTAGCCACGACACTCCACAAAGCAGTGATCAAGGCAGTGCTGGCGCTGAAAACAACATGACCATTGCTTATGAAGCAGTACACTATGATATTGGATCAATACGCAGTGGCAGAGTAAAAGCGTTTGCAGTGGATCATTATGATAAAATGCCAAGTCCACTAAGTGCGGCGGGCGGCGGCACTAGTACACTATTTGGACCAGGTGGCGTTATTGAAGGTGCTAGTGATATATTAACTAGCCTAGCAGACGGTACTGCTTTTGATAGTCCAGCAAACTTTTTATCAACAGCAATCACAACAGTAAATACATATCAGAATGCAAAACGTTTAACAAACGCTGGACTTGCTGTTGAAGGAACAAGACTGCTTACTGCTGGTGCAGTGGCCGCGGCAACTATAGGACTAAGTGGCGTTAAAAATGTTGTATTCCCAACAAATAATACAAACACGACAACCACAGCAACACAAGTAGATTTGGGACCATAACATGATAAGTAATTTACCACAAGAACAAACAACACGGGGCAATGGCAATAATCAAGAAGTCCGTGCGCTGTTTGATAAATTCTTTTTACATCAAATAACTTTTCCCAGTAATCAAATTGACGCAGTATTGGGATTCTTTTTAAAAAGAGGATTTGATGACGAAGCCGCACGTAGTACTGGTATTGTACTATTAAATCAAGCTAGGCTAGACAACGTAAATGTATTTGAACTTATTGACACATTAAAAGGCCTAACAGATGTGCAGTTGGCCAAAGTGGTAACTGAGGTATTGAACAGTTACAGAGAACAAACAAGCACACTGGGTTATAAAGTAATGTCCCTAGCTGAGACTTATGAAAGTCGTAACATACTTGTATGAGCAGATTTGCCCGCGGTAAATTCGTACCCAAGAACCCACAAAAATATGTAGGCAATAAAACTCCAACTTACCGTAGCAGTTGGGAGTGGAGCTTTATGACATTTTGCGACACGCATCCAAGTATACAGCGTTGGGCCAGCGAAGCAATTTCAATTCCCTATAGAGATCCACTAACAAATAGACAAACAATTTACGTTCCTGACTTTTTTATACAGTATGTAGACAAAGCTGGAAGTATGCTAGTTGAACTTATTGAAGTCAAGCCAAGAAATCAATCAGCATTAGAAAGCGTGGGAAAAAGTAAATATAATCAGGCGCAGTATGTAAAGAACCAAGCCAAATGGCAAGCCGCTCAAATTTGGTGCAAGCGTCAGGGAATTAAATTTCGTGTGTTAAGTGAAGGAGATTTATTCCATCAGGGCGGAGTTAGATAAGTATTGCTATGACTAAGAAACTTGAAGAAATTTTAAATTTGCCCGAAAACAAGAAGATTGTTAATAACGATCGTCCTAAGGCCGAAATGCCAGCACCCTTTCTTAGAGATATGGCTGAATTTGATAAAATTGCTCAGGCATTGCCCCAAGTTAAAGGTCTAGGCGATATCAGTGACAACGAGTTTGATGCACTGGCACAACGGGCAACAGACGCATACGATGATCTAATGGATCTAGGCATGAACGTGGAAGCACGTTACAGCGGACGTATCTTTGAAGTAGCAGGTGGCATGCTTAAAAACGCTATTGATGCCAAAGCCGCAAAAATAGACAAGAAACTTAAAATGATTGAGCTACAGCTTAAGAAACAAAAGTTGGATCAAGATTCTAATGAAAACGACGGAGTTAATCTAAATGGCGACGGATATGTGATAGCAGACCGTAATAGCCTAATTGAAAAACTTAAGAATATGAAATAAATACAATACAATGGATATCACTATGTCAACATTTAAAGAGTACCTTTCAGAAAGCGTAAAAACTTACGAATTCAAAATTAAGATTGCCGGAGACCTTCCTGAAGGGTTTGATAAAGCAATGAAAACAGCCCTAATGAAATACGACTGTGCATCAGTTAGTAAGGGCAAACGAATCCCAATTCAAGAAGCGCCTTTGGATTTTCCAAGTCTAAAGAACATGAATGTTACTATTTTTGACATTTCATGTCGCTACCCAACTACCCCGCAAACATTAACTGAATATTTGGCTGATCAATTAAAACTAAGCCACGCAAATATCCGTGTACGTAACACAAGAGAACAAGAAAATATTGATGATGGTGTAGAGGCAATGAATAGAATTGGCACTTCAACAGAAGCAATACTAAACAAACCTTATGAAACTGAAAGCGCACAAGATCAAGTAGGCGATAAGAAAGTGCTAAATTTTCTAAAAGAATTAGGTAAAATAAGCCATAAGGGCGATCAAGTAAAAGGCGTTAACGATGCGATTTTAGCTAAATCATCACCAGAAGAAAAAAATGCTGACCCATTTAAAGGACAAAAGAAATGAACTTCCATAATTTATTAAACAAAATTGATCAATACGACAAACCAGTAACACAATTAAAGGAAGTTAAAACCAACGCTCCTTTAAAAGAGTTGGATTTAAAATCAATTAAAAAACTTTCAGGATTAAATGAAAATTGCGGTATGCCTCCAATGATGGGCGGTATGCCACCGGCACCACCAGTAACAATGAATGTTAGTGTTAATGCTAGCGGAACAGAAAACATTCGTGATCTTTTGGATTTGCTTAAAGGTGGCGACATGATGGGCGGAGATGATGCAGTATCTGGACCAGTAGGTGCTGTGTTGTCAATAGGCGGTGAAGAAACCCCAGGCGAAGAAGAAAGCCCATTAGACATGTTGGCACACGGTGAAGAAGAACACGGTGAAGAAGAACATGGTGAAATGTTTGGTGACGAAGAAGAAGTTGAAATTGAAGAATACGCCAACAGCCCAAACGAAGAATATGCTGGCGATGAAGTTACCAAAATGAAAGGCAATGACCTACACAGCCACGGTGGTAACGAAGCACCCAAAGTTAACGGTGGTGGCAACCCATACACAGTTACTTCAGAAAGTCTTAAGAGCCAATTACATAACTTATATCAAGAAGTTAGAAACAGATAATTGGTAAAACGTAATATCAAAGCGGAGCGAGTCTCCGCTTTTTTATTGTAAATAACAACATGACAAGTAAAAGTTTAGACGGGGTACTGACAAAAAAGGCTCACAGAAAAGATAAGTTTACAGAACAGCAAGTTGCTGACTTATTGGCATGTGCGGATCCAGATACTGGGTATCACTATTTTTGTAAAAACTTCTTTTACATACAACACCCAGTTCAAGGTAAACTGTTGTTTGATCCTTATGGATTTCAAACAGAATTGTTGGACGCATATCATGGCCATAGATTTACAATTAATATGTTGCCTAGGCAGATGGGCAAGACCACTTGTGCGGCAGGATACTTGTTATGGTTCACAATGTTTCACCCTGATCAAACTGTGTTGATTGCGGCACACAAATATACTGGCTCACAGGAAATTATGCAACGTATACGCTATGCATATGAACTTTGTCCAGATCATATTCGCAGTGGAGTTACTAACTATAATAAAGGGAGTATTGAATTTGATAACGGCTCAAGAATTGTTTCAGCAACTACTACCGGTAACACTGGTCGTGGTATGTCAATATCCTTACTGTATTGCGATGAGTTTGCATTTGTGCAACCAAATATCGCCGATGAGTTTTGGACTTCAATATCCCCGACACTAGCAACTGGTGGTCGTGCTATTATTACATCAACGCCCAACAGTGACGAAGATACGTTTGCCAATATTTGGAAAGAAGCAAATAACAAACTTGATGAATATGGCAATGAACAAGCACTGGGAACAAACGGATTTAGCGCATACACATGCCATTGGAGCGAACATCCAGATAGAGATGAAGCTTGGGCAAAACAAGAACAAAGTCGTATTGGTGAGGAACGTTTCCGTCGTGAATACGGATGTGAGTTCTTAATCTATGATGAAACATTAATTAGCAGTTTGACTTTAGCAGAGCTAGCGGGCAAGGAACCCAAATTTAAAATGGGTCAAACACGCTGGTATCTAGACCCAAAGCCAGAAAACATTTACCTAGTAAGTTTAGATCCTAGTTTGGGAACTGGTGGTGACTTTGCGGCTATTGAAGTGTTTGAACTGCCCAGTTTCAAACAAGTTGCAGAATGGCACCACAATTTAACACCTATACAAGGGCAAGTTAAAATACTTAAAGATATATTGAAATATCTATCAGATAGTATGAATGGGCTTAGTAACAACATATACTGGAGTATTGAAAACAATACGGTTGGTGAAGCCGGACTAGTATGTATTAAGGATCAAGGTGAAGAACAATTTGCCGGTCTTATGATATCAGAACCAATGCGTAAGGGTCATGTACGCAAGTTTAGAAAAGGTTTTAACACTACACATGGTAGTAAAATAGCCGCTTGTGCAAGACTAAAACACCTAATTGAAACTGGCAAAATGGAATTAACCAGTAAAAGTTTAATTTCAGAATTAAAGGCGTTTATTGCCGCGGGCTTTAGTTTTAAGGCAAAAAGCGGAGAACACGACGATTTAGTTAGCTCACTATTGCTAATTGTAAGAATGAGTCAATTAATAGCAGATTGGGATCAAAGGGTCTTTGAAACCATATCAGGAACACATACTGAGGAAGATTATGAGGCTCCATTACCCATTTTCATTTCCAGCAGTTTAAGCTAAATATTACTATGAATGCGAATTTTGAAAGAATTGCCCAAGATTTAGTGCAACAAATGTCCACTAGATTTCCTAGTATGAAAAAGGAAACTGTTGACGGCGAGCCTATTGATGGGAAGGAACATCGTGACAGTGATGCTAGAAAAATCAGCTTTGACTTCACTAACAGGCGCAATGGTGAGAAATTAACCAATGTGTCAATTAGTTTATCAGATGCAGATCAAAAGCCAGCTCTGCTAGTATTATGGAACAAAAATCCAAGAGATAAATCTTGGGTTGACTTTTTAGATGAGTTAGGTGATTTTGCGCAATCTCACTCATTGGACTTTAAATTACAAAACCCATCGCAAAGTAACTTAGATAAGAGAGATCCTATCGGAGAAGGAAACATGAACGAATCTAGACTATCTGGAACTAGTAGAACTAGTTACCAAGAAATTGGCGAAGCTAAAATTATTGTTAGACACAGCCAACCAGTAAACTATAATGCACCTAACGGTAGGACACAACACATTGAAAGAATCTTTATTGAAAATGCTGTTGGTGAACGTTATGCTTATCCTGTAAAACATCTGAATGGAGCTCGCGCCTTGGCACAACATGTGTCACAAGGCGGGACACCACATGATGATATTGGCAAGCATGTTGTAAGCCTAAGTGAAGAACTTGCAAAATTACGTTTCTTTAAAAACTATGTTGATCGTAGCGAAGTTATTTCAGAAGCTATGGGAACAATACACAGTAAAGTTATTGAACGTATTGAACAGCTTAAAAAAGAAGTCCACTCACTACAAAGCCCAAAGAACTATGCTTTGTTTAAAGAAAGCTTCACAAGTCGTCCATCAAGAGTTGTACCAGAAGAAATTTTAAATGACTGGGTAGATAGATTAACTGTACGTAGTTTCAATGAAGAACTAAAAGCAGTATTCCCATACATTTATAGTCTAGTTGATGAAAGTGATATTCCTGTTAAGGAATTATCAGCAGATGATTTACTAGGCGAAGAAGCAACTTCCGGCCAAGATTTAGGCAACGGATTTAAATCAGCAACTATTCAAGCAATGGGTGGTGATTATCCAGCAGTGTTAGATACTCAAAGTAACACATATACTTTCCTTAATCAGAGACAAAACGGCGGAGCCATTGTTAGATCACCGGCCCTATACTTAACATCAAAAGATGGAAAAATAGGTACTACGATGAATGTAGGCCCTGCAACAGCAGAAGCTATGAAAAAAGCAGGCCTAGCACCAACCGGGCAACAAGAATCATTTGATCCAGAAGATCAATTTGAACATGCAATTGAGCAAATAGTACGTGAAGAAGATGATTTGTTTAGTGGTGATGAAGATCGTAGTAGTCAAGCTATGCAGTCATTAAAGGATTTGTTTAATCAAGATTTGCCATTGGGAACTAATGCCAGCAACGTAAGAGACAGTTTAAAAGATATAGTTGACAATGATAAATTAGGCAAAGCATTTGAAGCATTGGCTGATTTGGGTTTAGATGAAATGGATGCTAGACCAATCATTAGTGAATTTTTAAAAGCACATGACTCTGAAAATCAAACAGACTTTGCAGGTAAATTAGGATTTGATAAAGATGTACCACCAGCTGAGGCTCCACCAGAACGTGCACCAGCTGAAGCTCCAGCGGCACCAGCAGAGGCACCAGCACCAGCGGCTGAAGCTCCTCCAGAAGCAGTTCCAGCAGAAGCTCCCCCAGCGGCTGCTCCAGTTGCTGAGAATCCAGATGAAGACATGATGCATAGGAAACAAAAACGTCATGGTAGCACAGCAGAAAAATTGTTTGATGAAATTGAAGAACGTGTAAGTGGTTTCTTCAATGCCAATGAAGGTACCATGACCATTGGTGAAGAAGGGTTCGTTACTAAAATGTGTAAAGAACTTAAAGAAAAGTACAACATTGAACCAGACACAATGCGAGCAGAAAAGTTTGATGGTATGGTCGAACGTGCTTGTCATAGTGTAATGGAAAAATACAAAGGCCATGTTCAAGCACAACATGAACATGCACGTATGCTTGAATTGTCAGGCGCAGGAATGAACAATCGTAATGCAACTGAAAATATCAAAGCTCGAGTAGCACAGCGTAAAGAGCAAGCATTACCCGAGAGTGAAGAACTAACAGCAATGTTAAAAATTGCTGGACTAAGATAAAGGAAGCGTTATGGATTCATTACTAAGAAAATATATAGACATCATTGAAGAAAAAATGTCAGAAGAAGAAGACTGGGAATCATCACCAGTAGCCTCATCTGCGTTAACTCCGCAACAACAAGCATTAGCAAAAAGTGCAGGTTTTGCAACCAATAAAGCACAAGCGGGTGAGTTAGCAAAGAAAAATTTAGCGGCAATAGCACCAACTGTTCCAGGAACACTAAAAGCAGGCGACGGTAGCGCAGTAGTTGACGGCAGTGGAGCTCCTGTACAAGCAGGCACACAACCAGCACCAGCGGCTCCCGCAGTGCCGGCTGCTCCAGAAGCACCGGCTGAAGTACCAGCACCAGCACCAGCGGCTCCCGCAGTGCCGGCTGCTCCAGAAGCACCGGCTGAAGTACCAGCACCAGCACCAGCACCAGCACCAGCACC